TCACAGCTAGTGCGGGAACACCTGTTTCTACAGCTAACGGTGCTATACCAGATGAAACTGCTGATAAACCTTTCATAAAAAAGTTTTTCTCACCTACATCAAAAACAGTACCCATTTGTCGTTCTAGATTTTGTTTTTGTTCTTTTAGCTCGTTTACTTTGTTTATGTCGTTTAACTCGTGAGCTAATGATAAATTATGATAATACCAGTTCATCCATGAGCCATAACGATATTGATCATAAAGACTTGCACTACCTTTAGCTATACCACCAAAAATTGTTGGCTTTCCAACATTGCCTTCTATTACATCATTGTAAAAATCATTAACATAAGGGTCTTTTATTTTTAAAATATCTTGGTTTTTTTCTGCTAAAGCATCTATGCCATCATCTATAAATTCAGTAGCATAGTTTGAATCTTCACTTCTTCTATTACGAGTGCTTTGTGGTTCGGTAGAATTTAATCTATGTTTATCTGTATGCGATAAAAAATGATCTTCTGGCACTTCGTTTTCTTCTAAAAACTTTGCCTGTTCTTTATTGTATTTAGCATAATCTATATTACTTAAAGATTTTGCATTTGTTTGTTCTGCAATTCTGTATTCTATTTCATGGCTATCACGGTTTGGATCTAAACCATATTTTTGCCCATGAAGCTCTAAAGCCTTTGCTCTTTCAAATACGTTAAAAGATTCATCTGCTGTAAGCATATCTCCATACGCACCTGCGATGTTTTCTATAGGTTTGGATTTTAATATTTTATGAGGCATAAAAGGTGCAGGCCTTAAATCTTCAAATGTACCATTCTTTTTTTGATACATTTCTGCCTCTTGAACAGCACGCTCTTTAGTTAAACCTAAACGAATCTGTTCTTCAAAAAATGTTTTACTGTCCATAGAATTTTTGTCCTACTATTGGGTCATTGCGTACACTTCTATATGCTTCATCAGCTATTGCTGTTAAATTGTTTGATATTTGATTTCTAGTTTGAGCCTGTAACCCTTCTAAAGCTAATCTACTAATCATTGGGTATAATGATATATGTAAAAACTCTGCAATGCCATCATCACTTTGTTTCCATTCTTCTGTCTGCTCTTTAAAAGCTATAATTCTTTCATTTGTAGCTTTAGAAAAAGTTGGAGATGTTTGTGTAGTATCTATCCTAGAAACCCCATAAACATTAGGCGAAACTCTGTATGGTGGTTTTGGTTTTTTACCTAAATGTTCTTGTACACGCATTGCCATCTGTTCTCTCATATGAGCAATAGCATTTATTTGTGCTTCGTTACCCATACTTGATATTCTAGGCATAATTATTTCATTAAATGCTTTATACATTCTATGTTCATAAACTCCAACAGGATTATTTCCAGAAGCGTATGTTTCTTCATTACCTGCTATACTATATAAATTTTGCGTTAAATCTATAATTAAATTTTTAGGTAATGTAAATCCATCATCATCATTTTCTTTATAAATTTCTTTTAAAATTTTATCTACCTGTTCAGTAACATTTCCAAATGCGGCCATATCAGGTCTTGATATTGTAACACCTCGTGAATTTGCTTCTTTAGTTATTTCTTCACGTTCTTCATCTGTTTTAGCTTCGGTGTGTCGTTTAAAATAGTATCCTTTTAACACCTCTTGTTGTAATTCAAAAATGCTTTGATTAACAGCGGCATAATGTTTTGCAGACTCAACATCAGTTTTATATAAACTTTCAGTTAATGTGAGTTTATATACACTTTGCATAGTTTGTCTTTGTTCTTCTGATATTCCGTCTAAGTCGATAATTTTTTGTTCAGTCCAATTTTCAGGGTTGTCTTGTATTGATTTAAGAGGATCAAGATATATACGTTTATATTCTCTACTATCAGACGCACGTTTTAAAACTTGTAATTGAGCGTATTGTCCCGCAGTATAACGGCCTTCTTCATTTGCTTTTTCTACTTTTGCCCACTCTGTGTTAAATTCATCGTAATTACTAGTAGTAGATAATATAGAATGAGATGTTACATATTGACCTTCTTGTTCATATTTTCTATTAGCATCTAGTTGATCTTGTTTATTAGCATAATAACCTAACTCATAAAGTTTTTCATTAATTTCTTCTACTTTTGCAAAACTTGTATCTCGTGTTGCAAGATCAGTCTCACCATTAAGTTTATCTAAGTTTGTTATTAAACTATCTATTTCAGCTTTTTTAGCACTATTTTTTGCGTTAGTCGCTATTGATCCAAGTACAATTTCATTTTCACCATTACGCAAGAACTCAGTTCGCATAGCACTTAACTCTGATGTAAACTCAGGGTTTGCGTTAATTAAGTTATCTATTTCTTCATTAAACAATCTATTTTGCTCTTCATATGCTTTTTGTTGCAAACTAACTAAAGTTTCATTATCAACAGCATTTTGTCTTTTAATTGTAGCCTCTGTAAATAAGGCTTCAAAGTTATTTAAAATATTATCTCTTCTTTGTTGATCTATAACATTTAATGTTTGTTGGGTTTGGCCTACTGCTTCAGCTTTTTCTCGGCCTATTATTCTTGCTAATGCTTCTGTATTTGCCTTTAAACTTTTTTCATCACCATTAGCTATAGATTGTTTTATAACAAGTTTAAAATGGTCAATTTGTTCATTAAGTGCTTCGTTAGCTATATTTAAATCTACAGATTTTTCTTCTTCTGCATATTTTATATTAAAATTTTCTTGTGCATCTACAAGTGAGTCACCAAAAAACCCTGCTTCTGCATACCGTTGATCATAGTCTGCTTTTAATTTAGAAAGACCAGTATTTTTAAAATCAGTAGCTGTTTGTCCTTTTGTTTGTGCTTCTACCCAAGCTATTTTAGCGTCACTCTGAAAGTCTGATTCAATCTGTTTAGCTTTTGCCATATCAGATTCATATTTATTTTTCTTATACTCGTTAACAAACTCTTTACCCATGCCTAGTACATCTTGAAAAACCCTTAGCTCATCATTTTGCGATTTCGCCGAAGCTAAATTAACAGCATACTGAGGGTTAACAGTAACTCCTTGTGCTGTTCCTATACTAGACTGTTGATTATATAAAGGTATTTTTGGCATAACAATTTCCTACTGTAACAACGATTTAAAACCAAGTTTTTTAATTCCTGCACCTATAGAGCCTTCTCCTATTTCTTTAATATTACCTAATGTTGAACCTATTCCACCTACCGCTCCTGTTATACCTCCAAGTAATGACGCACGACCTGCCGCTCTACCTTCTGCAATAGCACTTTGTGCTTCCATTTCTCCTTCGTAGCGACTTGTTTTAGCTTGTTGACGTAAGTTTTGTTCTTGTAACAAACGATTACGACGTTGGTTTTGTATGTCCATTTCCATTTCAGTAGCTTGTTCTAACATTACGGCCATAGGAGTTCCAGAACTTACTGCTCCTGTTTTAGAATATGCAGCACGCTGTGAAGCCATTTGTTGGCGTTTAGACTTATAAGCACGAGTAGTTTCAGCACGCATTGTTTCACGAACAGAACGTGCTTCCATTTCTTTAACTTTAGCATTATAGCCAGCCATTGCACGCAAAGCTGCTGCCTTACGTCTGGCTTCTTCTTTAGCACTTTTTTTACCTAAAAAACCACCTACTAAACTCATTCCCCCTTGCACAAGACCTAACATTACACTCCCTCCACATCTACTACCATTGCTAATACAGTACAAGGCTGTGGTGTATCTGATACTACATAAACAGTTTGTAAAAATTCATTATGATTAGCAAGCCAAACTTCTGCATCTTCATTATTTAAAGTTGTTGTACTTGCAAACTTAACATCATCTAAAACAGATGTACTACTTGCTCCAAATGTACCTGTTTCCTTTTGCCCCACTTTAGCTTTTAGTGTGTCTTTAAATCTTATAGTAGCGTGTTGCACAGATTTTTTACTACCTACACTTCCATCTGCATCTACATACAAAGGTGCTAGTGTAGCCGTGTATGGCAAACCAACATAAACTGTAGCATTAGATGGAGTAGAGTCTAATGTAATAGCACCATTACTAACCGTTTTTATTTCTGTAACCCCATTAACTTTAGCTGTAACAGATTCACCTTCTAAATGATCTAACCCATCTACAGTCTGACTAGAATGATTTGTGTATTTTTTATAAAAATCTAATCCACTATACTCTGCGGTATAAGTTGAACCCCAATTTTGATTATCTAATTGTATTATATCTCTTTCATCAGAATCACTTCTCTTAACAGATAAAAATACTTTATCTTCATTATTAGATGTAGGTAATACACTAACAGATTCTACTTTTCTATTATCTGTTTGTGAAACCCAAGTAGGATTAGTGTTATTAATAATACTAGCGTTGTTGCTTCCTGAAATATCATTTACAGTAGTTCCGCTTCCAGTATCAAATAAATAATTAAATTTAGTAGAATCCCCTACTTTTAAAGTTGCATAATTTAAGTCTAAATCTAATGTATCTGTTGGATTTGAGTCTGGATATAAAGGTTCATTGCCACTATAAGGACTACTATAAGATTTAGCGTTGCCTATTAAAAAATTATAATTAGACTGATTAGCGTGTTCAAATGTAGTTCCTGAAAAATCAAAACTTAAATTTGATGTAGATGTTGTAGAAACGCTATCTATAGTAGCGGTTATATTATTAATAGATTCTATTGGATCAACAGTTATATGTAATGTATGCCATTGATTATCAGTAAAATCATTAGCAAACTGTAACAGTTTATTATATGTAATAGAAGTGCCGTTAGTGTCTCTACCTAATATTAAGTAAAATTCATTTGTTGCGTTTGCTCTAATATCAATTTCAAATGAACCTGCTTGGTTAATTAACCACTCTCTTTCAGTACTAGTTTGTCTTATTTTAAAATTTATAGAAAAATCAATAACTTCATCGTTTTGAAAGTCTACATGAGGTGCATCTACATAATCATTAACGCCATCTAAAGAAAGATATTTTATATTTGTATTAAATGTATGCTTATGCCAAGCAATTACTTTAGATTCACGTTCATATGTTAACCCAACTAAAATTCCGTCATCACGAACCATCCATATATTAGTATTAGGTTGCGTTTGAACTGCCATTTGATTTATACCATTTTGAGTAATGTGTTCAGCAATAAATGATAAATCGTTAGCTAAATAGTCTTCTTGATTATCTTGTAAATACCACTCTCTTATTTTTTTATTTTGACGCATTAAAAATAAAATAGAAGAATTAACAAGTATACCTTGATTCATAGAACTTCCATATTGAGTTCTTCTTTTTAAATTAAACTGACTAGGTGATATAGGTATATTTTGATTACCAGAACCAAGTGACCATTCATTAGCTGATGTTCCTATAATCAAATTTCTTGCAGAACATAGCCATTGTATGTCATTTTGATTTAAAGAAGATAAAGTAATTTTCATTCCATCAGTATCTAATGACCCTATATTAAAATTGTTTAAATCATCTAAAGAGCTTATCCATAAAGTATTTGGGTCTTTATCAGTTCCTGCAAAAACTAATCTATTTTCATATATTGAAACAGCTTTAGGAAATCCATTCTTTTTAGAAAAAGCACCTTCGTACCAATTTTTCATTCGAGGAAATCTTTCGCCCCATATACCAATACCTTGTTGAGTCGCAAATGAACCCGCTGTAGGATTATTCTTTAAACATTCATAATATTTTGTTTCTGCTCCTACACTATATTGCAAACCTATTCCGTCAGTTCTTATAACATAAAAATATGTTCCATCAAAAAATGCTCCACCTGCTTTTGCAGTATTAGTAAGTTGGCTACTAATATTAAATGATGTTCTATATTCGGCAGTATCTGTTAATTGATCTACAACTTGAGCATCCTTATCAATAGCATAAAAAGTATTGCTATCAGAAATATACGTCATGTCAACATACGCAGGATAACCGTCATTATAAGGCTTTGTTGTTGTTGTGTCAGTAACAACTCTTAATGAGTTATCTTCATAAATCTGTGATCCGTAAAATTTAGAACTATATGCGTTTAGATCACCTGAATAGGTGCGTACACCATTTTGATGATTACAATTTGTTTTAAAAAGAAGTGATGTTGTTGGACTAGCAGCTATAGAGCCACCTTGATACCATGAGTAATTATTACTAACACTTAATACTCTACCGTATGGATATATAGTACCGTCTGAAATTTTAAAATATACTACTTTTAATTCAGTACCATAATCAGTACTTGCATAAGTAGACCTTTCACTAGAAGAAATAGCTCTAGTATAACCCATTACAGATAAATAATCATTACCGCTAATTGTTTCTATATCAATATCAAAAATTGATCTTTTAGATAACGTAAATTTACTTTGAATTGATGTTGATAAAGTTGCATTTCTTACAGCGTTACCAAAGTTACCGCTAGATTTTGTAAATGTTACAACTCTTTTTCCGCTAGCTGTTCCATCATCTGTAAGCACATATAAAACACCATCCTGATCGTCACCTGAATAAACACAACCTCTAATGTTTAAAATGTCATTATTGGTATCTAAATTAGCAAAATCTATATTATCATTAGCACCAGAATAAGAAAATGGAGCTGTTACTTGTATTTTATCTCCTTTTATATAGTCAGATTTATTAGAAGCATGAGTATTGTTATAATCAGAAATTGTTTCTTGAAACGGAGTAACGACAGTTGCTGTTACTTCTGTAGCACTTACAAATGTATTTATTTTAGCTATAACTGTATTATAAGAACTGTCAGCTTTTAATAAAATATTACAAGACGCACCAGCTATACTATGAGTAGACCCACCAGTATATCTTGCTCTAATAATTGTATTGATAGGCTCAGGTTCAGAAGAAGCAAATGAAAAATTTTTAATATTTTCTTGGCCAGATGATTCTAAAGTATCACCTATAACAACATAATCTTCAAAGGTAGATCCACCATCTTCACTTTTTTGTACAACAATTTTACCAGACCATTTTCCTAATGTTTCAATTGACCAATTAGAAAGAGATACATTTAAAGATTCAGTATTTCCTCCATTAAGTACTTGGGCACTAATAGTATTAAATTTAGCGTCAACTGTTTGATTTTTTGTATCTCTAATTTCATTAAATACAAAATATGAACCTTCGTGATTTAATTCAAAAAAATCATTAGTAGCTGTTAAAGTAGTATCGCCTGTTTTTTGGCTTGTAGTTATTAAAATATCGCTTTTATTTATATTTAATAATGGAGGAATTTTATAATCAAATGTAGAAAAAGAAAAAGAATCTGTATTATTAACAATTCGTCTTTCTATTTTTCTTGGTTCGTGATTTTTATGGACTAAAAATAAAGTATCTAATGATTGATAATATTTTAATTCTTCTAACTCAGATTCTAAATATGGAGAACTAATATCTGTTATAAAATTAGAATTAGAATCTAAAATAGTTATATTTTCATTTGTAAAAAGAAAATTATAAGATGTTTCTACATTAAAAATAAATGGAATAATAATGCTCTTAGAGCTTATATTATAACAATATTTAGTAGAGGGTCTGCGAGTAGCACCACCGTATTCTAACGGAATAAAATTTTCCATTTTAATACACGCTTTATCATATAATTCACTATCTGAACGAGCGTATACATTAGGAGAAACCTCACCTACATTGAAAGCATTAATAACTTTTTTAGCCATAACGCCTCCTAACTAAAACTACCATATGATGTCTGTGAAAATGGTGGGTATGAATTATTATATGATGAGTTAGATGTATATGTGGCCTCTAACCACTCGCTATCAATGGTAGGTGGATCAAGACGCTCTGTGCCGTTAACACGCCGTGCTTCTGGCATTACAACTCGATTAAACTCTTCCATTAAACTTAATGACAAACTGCGATCACCAGTTACAGATACAGCTACTCTAGCGGCTAACAATGTAACAAATGCCTGTGCAAACAAAGAATCCATTGCGACAGGGTCAGGAATACCATCATAACATAAAAATACCTTTTCTTGATTAGTTAATATAGAGTTACCTTCTATTACCCAATCAACACGAGGTTTCATAAATTTATATACTTCTGCTGAGTCAGTAAGATAAAATGATCTTATAGCATCGGTAGGAAGTGCAAATGAAAAATCATATTCAAAGTCTGGTTTTACTGCAGTTATTGAAACTACTCCATGATCATCACCGCCACTATACGTATGTCCCACAGGAGTATATGTATTATCACCAGTAAGATCACCTGTTGCTATAGTTCCATCCCCTACAGCTGACGGTAAACCGTCAATAAACCATATACCTTTATCTCCCTTACTATTATAATTTTGGTAATCAAATAAAACTGTAAGACCTGTAGTTACTGTAGGATCTGTGAAATATTTAGGTCTTCCAGCTAAAGATAAAGTTTCTGATGCAAATAAAGTTGTACCTGTTCCTCCACCTAGAGAATCAACATTACCGCCTTCAGTTTCTACAAGAATTTCATATGGAGAAAGTTGTTGTCGTTTTTTACAACAGTTCCAAGAATGCATTCGAGTTAACTCCTCAAGAGTCGGCTCATAATGCAAATTTAGTGTGTCCTTTAAAACACCTGTATCTGTATCAAAATCAGATAACAAAACTCTTTCGCTACCTAACTTTGACAATGCTAAATTACATAATTTTGTTTTTGTTAAAGACATTATACCTTACTAAATGCTTTGTATGTAAATGGACTCATTGGGGTTTCAAGATAAGACTCATCAACCGCAGGCTCGTTAACACCTTCCATTGTGTTAGCACGGCGTGCTTCAGGAAGAAGTTTTTCATAAAAATATTTTAATAACTCAAATTTTCTATTTACATCTCCTGCTACTGGTACAGCTAGTTTGGATGCTAACAACGTTCTTAAACAAGAAACATACATCATATCCATATCAGCCTCATCTGGTACAGCTAAATACTGTGCAAATGCGGCAGTAACATCTGTTTGAATATTTTTTACTGTTACAGTACTATTTACTGCTGTTGTAACAGCAAAATCAATTTTTGGTCTTACTGTTTCTTTAGTATCAACTTTACTAATATAAATAATACGTTGAGCTTCTGCAGGATAACCCCAATCTTGAGCAAAAGAAAGAGCGGCATCCGCACCATCACCTTCACTAAGTGCCACACGATGTAAACAACAATTCCAAGCGTGCATACGAGTTAACTCTTGAACCGCAGGATCATAATGAAGAATAGCTTGTTCTGCTATTGAACCTGTGTCATCTATTGCAGATAACTGCACTCTTTCGCTTCCTATTAAAGAAAGTGCTTGGTTAACAATAGATAGTTTAGTTAAACCTATTTTATTAGTTTGACCCATAATTACACCTTCTCAAATGTTGTATAAGAGTTTACACAAATTTCTTTGTAGTCTTCTCCAACTTGTTGAACTTGTTTTCCTTCTATTGCATCAGCACGCAATGCGTCAGGAAGAACAATATTATAAAATTCATCTAATAACGCTGATTCTAAATCAGAATTACCTGTTATTGATACACACATTCTGGCCGCTAATAATGTATAAAAAGCTCTAGCAAATAAAGAATCCATCATGTTGTAATCGAACGTGTTATTTGTATCTTCTGGAACGGCAGTGTAAACAATATAAGGATTGTCGTGATTTGTATTTATTACACGCATTGATCCTACTGTGCTTATTTCATAATCATTAGGTTTGTTTTTATAACCACCACCTTGAGCCGCAGATGTTTGATAAACACGAATGCAATCTGTAGGTAATTCATGAGCAAAATCATACCCAAAAACAGGAACTGTTTCTGCACTTGTTAGAGCCGCACTTTTTAAACAACAATTCCAAGCCGCCATTGCAGTTAATTCTTCTAAAACTGAATTAAAAAATAAATTAACTGTATCTTTTATTGTGCCTGAATCTGAATTAAAATCTGCTAATTGTACTCGATCACTACCTAATTGTGATAAAGCAAAGTTTGCTAGATTCGTTTTTGTATATAGGCATCTATTCATAATTTTTCCTAAAAAAAAGGGTAAGGGGAGGTTGCCCTCCCCAATGTATTACTCGTTTGTTGCGATCAGGATTACACCTGAAACAGATGCAGTAGCGTCAGTAGTAGCAAGAAGAACCTTGCCTCCTACATCAACATTACCTGCAAATACAAGTACACTTGATCCACCCGCTTTAACGGCGGTTGTAGCACCTGCGTATCCTAGATCAACGTCTCCTGAGCTTGGTGTCAAGTTAGCATAAACAACACGAGCTTCTTGCGGAAGAACCGCAGATACATCATGTGATCCTGCTGAGTTTGAACCAAGTGTTACAGGAATAGCCTGCACGTTGCCACGATAGTTAGACTTAGTAACAATACCTGAGTCTAATGCTGTAACTTCTGTAGATTTAGCCATTATTTATCTCCTTACTGCTTACAAGCGATTGCGATAACTTTTTCTTCTTCCATACGAACAGCACCGAACTCGGCTTTCATGTACGCATAGTAGTTGAACGACTTATCGGCACGCTCACTAATTTTGGTTGTCATGTCAGGGTTAACTTCAAACAATGCCGCATCTTGAATCATTGCATAACAAGCACGAGTTGCTGAACTGTCTGTGTCTTTCCATGTTCCAGTAGTAGCATCTACATCTGTTGACAAATCAATATTGAAGTCATCAGAAGCAACTGGATTAGCAGTATTGAAGAAAGGAACAATGTTTGAGATACAGAAAGATGCACCCATGTAGTCATAAATTTGACCTGCTCCAGACTCATTAACCTTAGCACCACCACGATTATCAAAATCGGTGAAGTTGCTGTCGTTCATAATGTCCTGCCACTGATGCCAAGAAATTTTAAACAAAGGCTTTGAAGTTTCAATATCAACAGACTGATTACCAAACTGTGTCAAAGTCTCAAGGAATTTGCCATAGTTGAATCCATCAGGAGTAGCACCGTCTGAGCTTCCAACGTCTACGTTAAGAATACCTTTTTCATAAACACCTGCAACATCAGTAATCTTATCAGATACACCGAAGTTAACTGCACTAGAACCGTCTACACCACCAAAGCTACCTGAATCAAGTAGTGCTTGGTCGATAGTCAAGTCTTCCTGACGAAGAAACTTGTTCTTCATAACAGTTAACTTTTGAGCACGAGGATCAACACCCATCTTGCTCAAGTCTGCCCAATCCATGAACTGACCATCTTGGAATGCCTGACGAGTTACTTTCCGTCTGCTGTAGTCAATGTCTGATACAGGTGAATCGCCGAAACGATTAGTTACCTTTTGAGGAAGACCGCCACCAGTTGTGCGTTGATAGATACCTTCTTTGCGGAACAAATCGCCTGTAGCGAGTTGAATGTAGGGACGCATTTTGCCACCCTTAGTTTCGACCGTTTCACGAATAGCACGGTCAAAACCAGTAATATAAGTATTAAGCAGATTACCCGCCATAATATTTCTCCTATTAATAATTTAATATACAAGTTTTAGTCGGCTCTGAGTATCCTCACCGTGAGGGTCTAGCCTGATATAAGGTTCTCACCCCAGATTATCTTTCGGGCTTTAAAAGGTTTCCGCTTCAAATCTGACTGACTTATATGTAATAACTACAAATATGTCAAGTTAAAACTTATGAAATCTTCTCAAGAAGTCCCAAACGTTGTTTTAACATCTGTTGATATGTAACATCGCTTGTGCTTCCTTCGTAGTTTCTCATTTCTTCTTCCAATAAATCAAGTTGATCAGATATAGTAGCTACATTTTGTTCTACGCCACTTTCAATAATCTCATCTTCGCTAATTATAGGAACAATATTTTCAAATACAGCTTTAATAAAGTCTACATTATTACCAATAGCAGGGTCATCTTTAAACTCTTCAAGCCCAAGATAGTCCATTACATTGGCTACTTTACCCATGTTGTATTCAAACTTATCACCAGTCCATTCTTTACGAAGCGTTTCTTCTGCTTCACGAACAGATAGCTCTTCATTTTGTTCTATTTGTTGAAGGTTAGCAGAACCGCTTTCAATTTCCCAATCAGCGATTGCTTGAGCTTGTTCAACTGTAAGCCCAACTTGATGAGCCAACTCTTTAAAAGAACCAAGCCTTGCTTCGTCCAATTCTGTACCTTCGGGTATTTCTCCAGTAGTGATTTCATATCCATCCACCTCATTTGGAATGTTCATTATTTCTCGCCGTGTGGCGATGTCGTTTTCATCTTCTGAAAGCCAAAAGTCTGTTGCTTTCTTTCCGACTTGAGACTGAGCATTGATTGCTCCTTTAACAAGGTCTGTTACATTATCATATTTAGACCAGATCGAGTGTTTACCTAAATCATCAGGTAAGGCATCTCGCCATGATTCGTTAAACTTGCCTTCATCATTTAAGATGTTCAGAGGCTGTGTTGCAGTTTCCTCAACTGAGGGTGCTTCTACAGGTGTCTCTACTTCTTCGCTCATTTATTCTCCTATTTTAGCGTTTGTATGTTTTTTTAACTGCCTTCTTAGCAGTTTTCTTTTTAGAAACTTTTTTAGCGGTTTTTTTCTTACCGTACATTTTTCCTCCACACTTATGCATCTTTATACTTTAGGTTTTTATATTTAATTTCTTCTAATTTGTTATTTACAATAACTCGCTTTTTTCCGTCACGAGATTCCATTATCTTGCGATCAAATTGTAAAAAGTCTTTTGTTTTTTCATTTAATTCCATATTAACACTTCCATCTCCTGCGTGCTTGACGGATACGACTATTAGGGTCGTTTCTTGTTTTTGCACTACTGCGTTTTAATTGCCCTAGTGATCTAGCACAATACGATTTTCTACGTTTAGCGGCTTTGCTACCTTTTTTTACTTTACCAGTAACAGCAGTCTTTAACTTTGACTTAGGGTTAGCACGCCGATATGCGGCCACACCTTTCTTAGTCATACCTGCACCAGATTTAGTAGAGCGGTAGTTACCGCCTTTACCTACAGTTCGTCTAATTACAGTCTCAGCCATTAGTCCTCCGAAATCATAGCTTCTATATATCTATACACATCTTGCATAGCGTTTCTATATGCACACTCTGTGTGGCTTAATTCACTACCTGCCTGTTCATCAATAGCAGAAAGTCTTCGTAAATCTTCTAAAACAGTTTGCCCTTCTGGAGATAATAACACCCTACGATAAGCGTTAATTAGTTTTTGTAGTTCATTCTCCTCCACTTAAACCCTCCTGAGCTAATATACTGTTAGGATCAACTGCCCCACTTACTTTCTGTGCCGCATCTGCCATAGCAGGCATTGCTTCCATCATTTGTTGTTGTTCAGCCGCTTCAGCTTTAGCTTCTCGTTCTTCTTCAACTTCAGCAGGATCTTTTAATGCATTCATACTAGAGCTATTAGCAAACCAAATTTCTTGGAACAACTTGTCGTAGTCTACATTTTCTAGTGACTGCAAAGCCTGTGGATTCATTTGAGCTAATTCGCCAAATACACGCATTGTGTTTACTGCACCCATAGTCTCAAAAGACTTAGTTGCTAATGACAAACGACCAACATAGTCAACTTCATACTCTGCTGACTGCGATAACTCTTGCGGTACTGGTGGAAGCAGCTTGCGTTTCTGAAGTATATAAAACAAATGATTCATTACTGGTGTAACGTGCTCTTCAATGTATCGAGCTACAAACGGAGTTAACGTCATTAAATCTGTGGTCATACGCTCGTTGACTTCAGTAGCAGTCATATTTCTGTACTGGTCTAGTGGACGAAACAAGTGATTAAAGAACTGCCGCTTGATCTGATCCTCGTGCATATCATACATTTCTTTAGCTAATGCAGGATTGCCATTAGGTGCAAGCCGTTCTGGTTTGCCATTAGGATTAGTAGCACGCCACTTAATAAACGAACCCGCACGGTTGCTCATACCTGTAACGCTGTCGTCATCAGGAATTAACCATTGTGGGTTAGCCTGTTGCTCAGATGAAATCATAAGTGATCGGTATACCACGTTGGTACGCCGAGCTGTTCCTAGAACCATGCTCATAGGCGAACGACCATATATTTCTTCGTTACCGACCATAAACCGTGACACTTTAAATGGGTTGTAATCAAATCCACTCTCTTTAATAATTTCTTTAGAGTCTTTAGATACATGATAAGAAGCAAAAGGTTTTTCTGTAGCTTTTAAACTGCCGTATTTAAAGTCTTCACGAGGTGCAATGTACTGAATAAACTTGTACTTATTGTCTTTCCCCATTTCCATTTCTTTAAATATTTTATCGAGTTTTGCCTGTTTAACAGCTTCTTCGCCAAATTTTTGAATTACCTGACGACCTGTAAGCGTATACTCACGAGCTATTGTATCTACATCGTGCAAATAGTTTTCAGCAATACGAATATCATCTACAATGTAATTACGAAAACGAACTACATTTCGGTCGTCTTCTTCCATCATAATGCAGTTAGTACCAAAACAACCTAAAGAAAGCAAAGATTGAAACTCTTCTTGTGCAAAATTAGACTCTATAATTATTTTGTGTGCTATACGGCTAACTTCTTCAAAGTAGTTAGCTACATTTTTATTAGCCATCATCATCGGCGATGGGTGGCGAAACTTAGCCCACACAGTATTTGGCGGGAACATATGCGAAAAGAATCCACTAGCAAATGAATAGTTAGCTTCGATACAGGTATCAATCATACGTTGCGGCGGTTTCTCTTGTCCACCAACACGAATGCGATTAATATTGTCGTTTGTAGGATAGCACCAGTCTGCACACTCCTGCCAAAGATTCATCCAGTTGCCACGAACTGTAGAGTCCATTGATTCGTATTTCTTAATTAAAGAATTTCCGTCCATTAGTAACCCATTGTTTGAGTTTGATCTTCTTCAGGCTTTTTCTTCTTTTTAGAAGCAGTAGACATCATAGTTTCTTTAGGTTCGATAGGTGAAGTCATTAGTGTAGACTCAACGCTCATTCGATCATCTTCTTTAGCCTGCATATATTGTTCTTGATTTAATAAATCTGTTTCTTCAGGCGGCGGTGGTGGTGCTTCAATTTTAGGTGGGGCAGGAGTTTTGCTCTTTTTCTTTCTTCCCATAATAATCTCTCAGTCTGTTGTAACTATAAATTTTTATTTTATCTGTATTTAGTCTGTGAAAACAAACAAATTTTTGTGGCTCAAATATCTCAAACAATTTTGTAACTTTACCTGCGGCGTAATATATATACCATGTATCAGCCTTGTCAAGTCTTTTATTGGTCTTTTTAAGTATGTAATCAGAATGAGTTTTGTACGCACATACAAAAACTTCTTCATCGCAATATATATGCGTACACTCTTTAAGTATTGCTTCTGCTTCATCGCCGTACTCTTTAAAAAATGAGGTAATCATCTGCTATGTACTCTCTACGGTCTAATTGGCTTTTAGGTCTTAACAAATACTCGCTTGTCATTTTTTCATGCATAGCCATAAACATCATTCTGACCGCATCAGCACCGTGCGAATGTTCGTTATGCAAGATTTTACCTGTGTTCGGATTCCATTGATAGTTGGTGAGGTGATCCAGTAAGTTCTCAAGCGACATATCAATTTTGCAAGATGGAAGATGCCGTCTGACAATTTCAATATCATCCCGCACAGAATTGGTTTTTGGTATCGCTCTAGCTTCAAAGCTGTACTGTGTGCGACAAAAGTCCAATATATTAGTACCCGTATTACCCATACGCTTCTTAGAGTCATGGGGCATATAGTGTCCTGCGTATCGGTATTTTTTTTCTGCGATGATGTCAAGATAGTGTTTGATGTCGTGTCCTGTGTTTTCATAGTAGTCTATTATCTCCGCTTTGCCGTGTTCAACATATGCAAATACTATTGCTGTTGGGTCATCCATACCCAAATCCCAAAAAGTATACACAGGTCTGTCACTTTTATTAATTTCACATACATTGCCATTATCATACAGCTTAGTCATTTCATATCCGTATACCGAGTTAGCCACATCGGCGACCGCTTCGTTTAAATACTCCTGCCTCGCTAACGAGTACGAAATCATCTTAGAGTCAATTCGGTCTTGAACGTTCATATATGTCAAACCAGTCAGCGGGTCTGTCTGCCCTAACAGCTCTGGATTTAAGTTCATCTCATTGCTAACCCAACAGTACCGCTTGCTGTCTTGCGGCGTTAGCCATTCGCAAAACCAGTCGGGGTTGTCTTTGTTGGCCTGATACATCTGGTGCAACTGATTCTTTTTACCACGCATTGTGCCGTTCATAATAATAAATGAGTTACCTTCGTCCAAGATAGGAGCTAGGAATCCTGTTACCTCTTCTTTGTGCAACGAAAACTCACTCAAAGCGTAGCCATAACCACCCTGCCCTACGAAATCTAGGTTATCTGTGCCGCCCATGTTGATTGTACTCCCATTAATTAACGTTAGTTTAAGGTCTGTATTGTTTTTAGCCAATACTATTTCAGGCGGGAAAATTAAATCTATAAGATGCCCACTCTTATTGCCGATAGTTACAATATTGTTCCAGATTGCACGCTCTGCCCACTTGCGGGTTGGGAATAAGTAGTAGTAAGAGCCAACCCTAGTCATTGCCTTCTTTGAAAGAATGCTAGCCGTTGTCACATCTTTACCATGCCGACGAGGATGGCTTATTAATATGTTCCTAGCACCGTTGTCTAACGCTTTCCACGCTCCCAACTGGTAATTTCTAGGCTGTAGCTGTGGTAATCTTAGTCTATTTGCCATGTTGCTTCCGCAAAGTCTACCGTTTCTATTACTATATCCTGCGTGGCCTCACCAAGACCCAGAAGCCTTGCTAACTCTTTAGCAGATGCTGCATTTCCGTTGGCCGTTTGCTGTAATAAGTGTTCCATTACCTGCTGTTGCACGGATTCCTTGTCGCTAAAGTCAATGTTTACATCTTTTATCTTATCACTTTTACGACGAAACTCTGCTAACTCTTGGGCGTAAGCCCACATTTTTTTGTTATCCCCGCTTTTTAAATCAGCATATATAGTTTGCGAACTCATTTTTTGCCCCAATCAATCTCGTCATAGTTTGACCGATACTTCTCTTTGTCAAATTTTACCCAATTGTAGTTAGCCCCATCACGACCCTCACGCTCGTTCTTCGCTTTCCAGTTACGCTCTGCTTGAGCATCTGGACTATATTTGTATGGTATATTACCCCCGCTCATCTATCTCCTCCACATAACACATCATGCATATTTTTTCCTCAACAAAACCCTCTTCATCTAAAACCTCAAATATAGGATTGTCCTCACTATTATCACAAAAACAAGTATCACAAGTCATCTGGTGTATCTACCTCCATCACATTATCAAAGTCTATCCCACAATATGGACAATACTTAGGGTCATTAATCCCCATAGGCATCTCGTGTACAAAAAAATAATTCTCACAATTAT